GCTAACTCATCATCAGCAGCTTTTAATGTGCCACCTACATTTGCCATTTTAGCTGTGGCTAACAAATCAAAATCCTCTCCTAAATTACCCACTCTACCAAGTTTAGCACCTTGTTTTAAGGCTTTGTCTAAACCAATTCTAAGTTTACTTGGACTACCTGCAAATCTAGGAATTTGTCCTTGTTTTAATTCTGGTAGACCTTGATAACCAGATAATGCTCCAAGTCCACCTGACAGTAAAGCTGACGCTGGAGATATACGATCTGATGTTAGAGCTTGTGCACCTACATCAACAAGTCCTCTACCTAAACCTTGAGCAATCATTGGATTAGCCAACGTTCTTCCTAAAGTTCCTAAGATACCTGCTTTAGCGCCTAATGTGCTACCAAGACCACCAAGAAAACTTCCGGCCATAGGACCTAAGAACATACCTGCAACAGCAGGCACAAAAGGCGCTATCTCTTTTGGTATCGCTTTTTTAAATAGTTTTTTTACTTTTTTGTGAAGCATTCCTTATATTCCTATATTGTAATGATGCAAGTGGCCTAGGCTTGATATAAGGCTTTTGTTCAATTTACTGTCTTTTACCATAAAATGCAACTAAGATTCTGCCCCAACAGCAGGCATTTTAGCGACTTTTATATAGACACTTCTTGATATATCTTCCCTCTTTGTCTCTGTATTTGGGTCGTCTACATCAGCATCACCCTCAGCATCAGAGTTATATTCTTTGCCTGTTTTTAAGTTTTTTAATACCACAGTAGTGTCAACCTTTATTTGAGCTATCTTCTTATCGCCCTCGTATAGGTATGCTACCGATCCTGGTTCTTCAAATGCCATAGTTCCTCCTTATTGAAACTCTCTTTTTATTTCTAAATACGAGCAGACGACATGCAAATCGTTTGCATTTTCAGCCTGCACTTTCAACTCTTCATCTTCATTCATAACCAAAGGATTGGTCAATAATTCTACTGTTGTTTTAGCAGATATGTCCTTCTGTTTAAACAGGCTAAATACAGTATTACCTGTGTTTAACAGTGTTACAGTTATCTCACACGCGTTACTAGCATCATCATTAGATACAAGTATGGACTTTACAATCGCTGTGCTTTCTGCTGGCACAGTATACAGAACTGTGTTGTCCGTGGTTGTAAGATCTACTTTTGAATTTTTAAAACTATTTGACATTATGAAAGAAAGAAGGCCTCCTGCTCTTGTTCATCTTTTAAAACTTGTTGGTATGTTGTATTTAATTGTTCGACTAAACCAGCTACAGCTCTGTTAATTTGTCTTTGTGTAGTAACCTCGTAGTCTTCTTTTGGTTCTGGTAATCTAACATTTAATCTTGACATTATCTAGCTCCATCCGGTCTTACATCTAACATCAGTGTTCCGTATCTCCAAGACTCATTCTCGTTTTTATTTTCTATTTTTACATTTACATATCGACCTCTGGCTCTGGTATCTTTCTTTGTAGTGGTAGAGTCTATTGTAAAAGGGCTATTAGTTGATGATGTTTCTGTCTGTGACGGAAATCTTTTTACAGATAGCGTCACGTCTGAATTACCATTCAATGTTTTAAAGTCAGGAATAAATCTGCTGACAGATACAAACAAATCACCAGCACCAGCTTGTGATTGTAGGTCAAGATCATATGATTGTAATGTTGATGTTACTTTTGTAACAGAGCCATCTTCATTAACTTGGTCTGTCCCTATCTCATGTTGAAAGTATTTTGTCTGTCCAAGACCACTCTCACCTAATATCGTAGGAAATGTGCCTGTGCCTGATGTATCAAACTTAGTTGCATATGGTCTTTCATATATCTTTGCATCCATCCACGAACTTCTTGCCTCTGTAGATAACGCCCAAACTCCACCAGCAACACCTGTCGACTCTGCGTAGTTGTATGACACAGCTCTGTTATTAAAATCACTATCTGTAGGATACCACCATATTATTTCAGAGAATAAATTGTTTAGTCCTGCTGATATTTGTTGTCCTTTTGTCGTATCTAAATTATCAAACACCTCGTCCTCGACAGAACAAGGCAGTGTTTTTACAGTTCCATCGTATAGTAAAAAGCCTTTTGAGCTCATCCAATACGCAACACCATCAACCTCAACAGCTGCGTTACGACCAATAAGACCACAGTTTGTGCCTACCTGTTCTAGATTGAAATAAAAAGGTGATCCTATATATTTCATCGTATACAGAGCATTATCTGTAAATACCAAGATACTTTCTTTTGCTTTTAACGCCCCAACAATCTTTGTGCCGTCTTGTAATCTAAGAGTTCCGGCTGTGTTTGTTGATGTTGGTGTATAAGTGTTTATATCTTCTTGCACAGAAAAACGTATAAACATGTCATCTTGTGTGCTTGCTGTTCCTATTGTTGTTTCTGTCCCAAAGTGTAGTAAGTGACGAGCAGTGGGCGATACTAAAGTTAATCTTGATGCCGTAGGGTTATTGGTGGTTGCAAAACCACTTGTGCTTTTTGATGCTCTGACAGTTAGTCTGTCTGTCGCTGCAGCATTCCAGGTAAAAGTTTCACCGTTTCCAATTGTTGCTATTAACACCTCACCAAAGTTATCTAATGACCAAAGTCCTGGTTCTAGTGTTGTTTGATCCGCTGGCACTGCAACGCCCCAACCACTAAAGTCTGATGCGTTTGTAACTGTTGCACCATTAGAGTGTGCTGCAGCAGTGGTGCCGTTTGCACCTCTAGATAGTCCTGTCAAGTCGTTACTAGACTTACCAGAGTATGTAATTAACTCACTACCTATTTGTATCGTTCCTGAACTTGGAAAAGCAGCTGCACTTGTAAGGGTTAGGGTTGTATCACTATCACTAAACGTGCCGCCTTCGTTTATTGTAGATGTCGTAGCTCCAGCAACAGTTCCACCCCATTGTCCAACACCCCAACCGTATCCATATGTTTGTATCTGTGGCCCAACTTTTGTGTAAAATTCTACAGTCATAGAACCACCAGTTGATATACTTGCACTTGCAGCAGCGCTTGATGTAATTGTAAATGTTTTAGGACTAGGAACTGTGTTGACCATAAACTTTGCATCTTCAAAGTTTGATGCACTAAGCCCCGTTCCACTAGGCAAGGTTACAGAGTCAAGTAAAATTATATCACCAACCTCTAATGAATGATCTGATCCTGTAGTGATCGTAACTGCTGTTGATTCATTTGTCGTTGCAAGTGTGCAACTTGTTTGTTGTCTTGCTGAATCAAATGGTGATATGTCAAACAACTGTCCTTCAAAGTATAATAGTAAAAACTTATCTGTGCCTAATGCAACATATCTGTTGCCTGAGTTATCAATAAATGGGTGTTGGCTTCTAACTACGCCAACGATGCTTTTATCAACAAGAGATGACCAACCACCAACTTTTTCTGGCAGTCCATATCTAAAACGCACGTTGTCACTATCAATCCAACGGTTCTCTGCACCTTTGGTTGTATTTTGTTTGTCTATCCCTGGTAAAATCTTAAAGTCAATAAGAGCCATATAAACCTCTTACGTTCCAGC